GGCGGCGCTGCCAGAGCCTCCAGAAGACTGACCCCCACCAGAACTACCTCCACTACCAGAACGCCCTCCAGAAGGGCTGCTAGGCCCTCTAGAAGCCGCTCTAGCGGCTCCAGCAGAGCTTATGGTGACAAGTACCGTAGTGGTAGCTATGATCGTTCTACGGGCTCCTACGTCAATACTAGAACCATTTGGAAAGCTTCTTTTTTTATTACTATTTCATCTTGTGATACTGTATCCTCTTGTGTCGTTTCTTCTGGGGTTGTTTTTTCTGTCTGCTGTTGTTCTTCTGGCTGTTCTTGTGGCTCATCAGGAAGAGTCGTCGGAATTGTTTCAGGCTTCTCAGGCTGAGGTTCCTCGTCACGATCTGGAACAGTAGTAGTAGTTTCTTCTTCACCCTCAATATAGTTGGGCTAAGCTAATAGTAACTAAATTAGGTTAATTTAATCCCCTATATAAAAAATCAATTAATGGGGATTCATAAACTATTGTATCTTTATATTTTTTTTCTACTTTATCATGGTTATATTCAAAATACAAAAGATTATGATTCCTAACCAGTTCTCTTGCTATCTCATACCATTTTTCTTTTCCGTATTTTTCAATATTTTTATGCCATAAATCATTTCCGTTTTTGTGGATACTTCACATAAGATCTTATTAGGTATTTTTCTCCACCATATACTTTATAAACTGCATGAAAATACGGATTTTTATCAGGTGCATAAAGAGGTGATCCAGATGGAAAAACTAATATGTCTCCTGCTGCAGGTTTGTAAGAAACAAAATCTCCATTTATAAAAAAACAAATTTCTCCACCATCGTAATCATCGTTCATATAAATTGTTGAAGTAATTAAAAAGTTTTCATTTTCCCAGAACCATTCACCAATATTATAATCGGTATGAAAATTCATTGTCATTTCTTGTGTTTTATTAAAACCGATTACAATTTCTGGTTTGTATTTTGCATAATTTGGTTTTGCAAAAAAAGAATTTTCTGGTAATGTGACGCTATTTGCTCCGATATAATGCGAGATTGCCTGCACTGCAGCACCTTTTACTCTGAGTATAAGATTATGCTCTTCATTAAATAGACCATCAAATTGAACTGGTGTCTCATTGTTGGAATTGTTCAACAACCTATCGTTAGAATAATTTATACTTTTTTCGTAACAATAACTGCCAAATACAAACCAGTCTTTCCATTCGCTCAAAACAAATTTTCCACCACCATTAGACGATGAGTCTTTTAAAGTTTGATATAACCTTTTGTGATCTGGAAAAAAGTTTTTATATACAAATATATGCGGATATATTTCTTGATATTCAAATTTTGACAGCGACAAGTCTCCAACAAGCATACTAGAACAATGGTGTTTCTATCAAAAAAGTTTCATAGCCAAGAATTAAATTACATTTTTTTTCTTTTATTAAGTCTACTTCTTTTTTTACTAGCATTCTTTGCAGCCACCTATCCGTTCCATCGTATCTTGCTTGAAATGATTTTCTGCCGTGAACAACTTTATTATTGTTTAATATTAACATGTCTCCAGTGGAAAGATAAATTTCTTTAATTGATTCTACTAAAGCTTCACGAAACAATTCTAAAGCCATTTCTGCAAATGAGTTAGTTGACTTCATTAAATCATGATCATAAACCATAGTGTATTCATTTTGACTTTTGTTAAAAAATAATATTGAAGTTGTAAAATGGGAATACTCCTTATACCACTTTTTGCCTTCAAATACACCAAAAACTTTTTCAAAAGATTTATCTACACTTGTGGTAAACCATGGCTGACTTAAACAGTCTATAGTGTCCTTATCAAGTTTTGAAATAATTTCATCTACACAAGCAATTGTGGTTGCAGCAGAGCTATCTCCCCTTAGACACAGAAGTAAAACATAATCTGGCCTATGGGGATGAAAAGCTGTTTCAGTATGAAGAGCTAATTCCACCTTAGACGAAGTTGATATTTGTTCCATCTCAGTTTTGAAAACAGGAAATATATTTTGTATCAAAAAACCTTTTTGTTCCTGAATAAAACTAATAGGATATCCAAACTTATATGCTTCTGATAATAATATTTTTTTTGGAATATCCAAATCACCCTTATCAGACAGGGGTATTAGCGGAGTAGGTGGTATTTCTCCTAGGTCTTTTATATTATCAACTGCATAATCCATACTTAAATATTACCATGTTTTGATTCAGGAAGGCTATGTAACCAAAACCCTTCAAAATAAAATGATTTTAAAATTGTGGACATACATCTATCATTCTGGTGGTAGGAAGGTGAAGCTTCACCTTCCCACCGTCGTAGCTCAGAATATCACTGGCCTCCGTAGAAACAATTATATCATTTAGATATGAAAAATATGTGCTCTTAACCATAAAAAGTTTCTTTTTTGTTTAAGTTAGACACAATCAGTCCTCTCTTTTGTGAGCATTAACTATCACCCAATTATAGTCCCTAAAACTTTTTGGAAGTACATCTGGCTGAAAATTTATTTTCCACAAACAATAAGGAAAGCTAACTTGATCCTGATAAGACCAATTAAGATTTTGTGCGTGCCAAAGCTTACCAAGATCTCTTACTTTAAAATTGGTCATGTCTCTGACCGAAAGTCCACACTCATAAAGTCCATATTGCTCAGGAAAGCCTTCTGACCTATAAAATTCCACCTGTGCGTCCAGTGGTTCATTGGCATATTTTTTAGGTCTTATAGTTGCTTCACCATAGGCACAATGTCTATTGTCAAAGTGAGGAGAAGCGACATATCCATTGACCATGTATTCCATAATCTCAGAAACAAAATTTGGATTTATAATCGTCATACTTCCATCTATCCAAACCATATATTTATACTTCGTTAGTTCGGGCACTGAATGAGGATTAAGTTTTGGTCTTTTTGATCTTCTTCGATTATCTAGATGCTCGTCACCTAAGACAATTTCTTTCCACGGTTTGATGATCGGAAAATTAGATTTACCATCACTAAAATAGATATAATCAACACCATTAACCAAGGCTAGAGATATTGAGTGCTCATAAGCTCCGCAGACCGCCGTACATATAACAGTATTTCCGTACCAATCACTTACCATAATTATCCAATTAGAGTTTTAAGTATTAAAAAATAAAGTTTTTTCATATCTTCTGGATAAATACTGAAAACATATTCTTTTTCTTTTGTTTTGATGGTAACACAATGAACATTAGTAATGTTGCCTTCTGAAGTAATAGAAGCAATTTCTTTAGAAATAGTTACATCAGTAACTGTAGGCATGAAACCATTAAATATATTTTCTTCTGACATAATTATAGTATGTTTTTGTATTTACTTCTTTTTTTTCTTTTTAAAAGTAGAGACGTTTTTTGGAGCCTGTCCTTTGACACCTTTTTGAGCGGCGCCTTGGGCTCTTTTTCTTTTGACTGCGCTTCTTCTTTGAGACGCTGTCATAGAATTTGCCTTTTTTACCGGGACACATTTGGCGTATCCAGATCCGTCAGAACCAGAAGTCCCACAAGGCTGCCATTTACCCTTCTTCTTTTTGGCGCCGATGTTAACCCACTTTTGATCAAACCACTTGGTCAAACCAACACCTTTGGGACCTGGCATTATTTTTTCTTTCTTTTGGCCTTCTTTGTGGAGACGGTTTTCCATCCACCGCCCATAGCTTTATATTTTTTTACCGCCCAAGCGTTTGCATAGGCGCTGGGGTACACATCAAACTTTGCTCTTGCCTGCGACTTAGCACTGGACCACAAAGCCGGTTTTGTTGGTTTGTTAACTTTTGCCATTTATTTTTTCTTTCTCTTTCTACTTATTTTTTTTAAAGTCTTGGCTAGATTAGCCTGTCGAACCGTAGTTGGACTGTATCTATCTGGATTTTTGGTCACAGCAGCTGCCATACCAGCCACAGATTTCCCAGCTTTTTTTGCTTTCTTGGTGAAAGCGCCAGGTCTTTTGATCGCTTTTTGAATCCATTTTTTATCTTTTTTTGCCACTATTTTTCTTAGCCCTTTTTTTGTTCTTAGTTTTTTCATCACTCTTATAATAAATATCATCTATATCAAAGCTCCCAAAATCAGTATCACCTTGTCTGTGATCGTCAAGATGATCATCAAGTTTGACTTCTATATGTGCCATATCTTGATCTATATCATCAAGAACACCTTTGATGACATCAAGTTCAATTTTTTGCGCATCAAGTTTATCAGCAACGATACCGTGGTCTCTGGCATTTTCTTTTCTGCCCTTTTCAACAAGAACAACCAAAACAGAACCAACAAGACCGATAAGAGCCACTATTATACCTTCCATATTTAAAGTCCTATCCCAAGGTCTTCAAGAAGCTTTTTGCCGGCTTTAGGACCTTGACCGTAGCCTTTTGATTTTTTGTAGGCGACTACTGCCTGCTCGGTTTTGGGACCGAACTGACCGTCGAAACTGTAGTTGTAGAAGCCTCGCTGGGCGAGTTCTTCTTGGAGTTTGACGACTCTCGGGCCGCTGTCGCCCAGGTCCAAATCCCCACCATCATCCTTGGCAGTGGGCGCTCCAAAGACAGCATTGTTTGCTGCCGGAGTCGCCACACCTTCTGGCTTTCGAATGTTGCTCTTAGCCATGAACTCCACCACGGCCTGAGGCGGATTGTCTCCCTCGGTGTAGCGGATATGCCAAGGTTCTTCTGGGACTACCTCCCAAGAAAAACCAAATTTTCTAACGTTAGCGATAAGCCATTTCAAACGCTTCGGTTCTCCTGCGGTATGAACATCAACCGCCAATCCGAGTGTTGTGTTGACTAGTTCCTGGCGCAGCCAAACTCGCCAGTTTCGGATCCTTCTTATACCACTTTTTGCCTTCAAACGTTCTTGTTGAATTGCCGTTTGGTTGAGTGGTATATCGCTGTTTAAATGCGGCAAGTTGTGATTCGTATGTTCTGTATGTGTCCCCAGCAGAAACTGGTTTCAGCTCTAGTCCATCGGCTTTTGCCGCTTCAACCATTGCGCCCCAAGCTGCGGCAGTAAGCCAATGCAGTTTGCCTCCGCCTGCAGCGGGACGCAATAATGATTCTGGCAATTTTCCTGGCTGAATATTTTTGAGATCAGCCGGCTGCTTTACCGCAACTACTATATCCCATTCTACTTTGGCCATAACAATCCTTTTTATTTAAAAGATAAAATTACTTTTTCTTTTTCTTTTTAGCTATTGCGGCCTTGAGAAAAGGAGGAAGTTTTTGCTGAGCGGGTGTAAGTCCACCAGTTTTTGAACCAGCCTTTTTAGCTGGAGCTTTTTTCATTGTTTTCTTTTTTGCGGCCATTATCAGTAACCCATCTTCTTTTTTGAGGACATCTTCTTTTTGCCACTCATCTTCTTGACGGATTTCATCTTTTTTCCACCCATCATTTTCTTTTCTTTTTTCATTGCATTTTTCATTATTATTTCTCCTTGTTTTTTTTCTTGCTTGTTTTTTTAGTTATTGATTTCTTTTCGACTAGTTTTGATTCGGGTTCTGCTGGCGGCGTCTTAATATATTTGGACATACAAATTACCATTTTACTCGATCAGCCCAATACGCCGCAGACATAACACCTTTTTTAATATTTTTTGCATGACGTGCCTTAAAAGATTCACGACGCTTTCTATAAGAAGTTGACTCACCCTTTTTCTTTGGAGATCCCGAAACTCCCTGCTGCCCAAATCTAATTAGCTTAACTTTTGAGCCACTTTTAGCTAGCACTGCATGAGACTTTTTGGGGTGCGATGGAGTCCTTTTGGGTTTATTGTAGCCACTAAAAGTTTCTCCACCGTTTTTTAATAGTCATTATTTTTTTCTCCTTTTAGTTTTTTTCTTCTTACTTTTTCTAAGAGGAAGTTCCATACCCTTGATTAAATTACTTGTGCCCATTCTAGGACCGCTGATATAAATTCTTTTTTTTATTGTCATTATTCTTTGCGTTTATCTAGCTTTTCTAATAAATCAAAAACCGAGAGCCAAACAGACCAAACAATAATCCAGAACTTATCAATCATTGCTAATTAAAATTAAACCACTTGACTATCGTTATTGCCACCGCCCGAGCTCTTCTTTGTGCTGGGCTTCTTTTTTGAAGGAGCTGCACCGCTTTTTGCGGGACGACCCTTCTTTTTTACCTCCTTAACAGCTTCAACAATTTCTTTTTCAATATCCTTTGCTGTTTCATCAGCAATTTCAGCAATCACTTCTGCTTTTTCCAAAAGATCATTAATAACCTCTTGTTGTACTTTGGCGGCTACAGGATTGCTCTGCTTTGGAACAGAAACTACTAGCCATTTCTTTAGTTTTTCTACTAATGTTTTAAACATTATTACCTCTCATGTTAACTTATGAATAGTATATTATACCTATATAATAGTAACTAGTCAAATCTAGAATTTACTTTGTCTGTTGTGATTCTTTAATAAGGGTATATCTTTCTCCAGTTTCTTTTGAAACTAAAGAAAATCCATATGCCGCTGCATTCTTTACGGCTTCGGCAAGAGCGTCTTTATCTTGCGGGTTAATGTTTGGAAGGGGTATGGTGATACCTGCATACACATCAACGTTTTCAAAGTTACCAATGTTGATTTTTCTATTAACTCCACATATAAAAATTGGGTCACTAGACAAACTAATCTCCCCTGTTAATGATGAAACAACTTGATCTATTGGGGAGTTGGATGTTTCTTCGTGAGCATTTCTTGTTATTTTAGGCATTGTTTTTCTCCACTATTGTTTTAATTAGGTTAACTGTAGACTGTGTTTGTTGTTCTAGTGTCATTTCATCTGTAATTATAACAGCTGTACTGATATTTCTTACTAATTCTATCTGATTTTCAGAAGAATGAGAACTGTGCTCTTCGGACATTGGCTTTCCATCTCTTTTAAGAATGCGTGCATTTAATGTTTCCTGATTAGCCTCAAAGCAGATGACAATTCCATTGGGTTGCTTCAATATGGATTCTGCCTCATTCATGTATCTAACATCGGACACTATCATGCAAAATGTAGCTTCTTGTTCGCTAGAATCATCAAGAGATTTTTGATAGGACCTATACGATTTAATTGATTTATTTACAGCCCATTCTGCAAATACTGTGGACCTATAAATTCGACAAAGATCTCCCGCTTTTTGTAAAAAAGCTCTTGGCTTTGTATCCCCTAGTTCTATTGGAAGAGATTCTATTTCTTTAACCAAAGAAACAAGATCCATATAATCTGGAACGAAGCCAATTGGCGATCCTCCGTATAACTCATAAAGAACTTGATGAATAGCGTACATTTTTCTTGATTTTGAGTTCATTCCAAGAGTATTTTTTTTGATTGAGGCTAATTCATATAGCGGCAGTGCATAGAAAATATGGTCCCACTTAATATTATCCTTCGTTGATTCTATTGAGCCTTTAGGAACTATTTGTTCTGCTACACTAGTTTTTCCACTGCCAGCTTTTCCAGCCAGACCAAGTATTATGGGTTGATTTTTAAATATCTTTATTGGCTCTGTACTATGCATAATTGTGTTTGTGTTTAACTGTGCTACTTGCATATGTTCATACAGTATACCATGTTTTTGGTTAAGGACGTTTTTTATTTTGTAATTGATCTAAAAATTGATTTGATAATTTATCTGGTTCCCACACAAGATTTCTAGCAACCTGAACAAGCCTAAATCTAAACTCTGATTTTATTTCTTCAATCGTCATCAATAACGGTATCATCGCCTGATTTTTGCACTGCCATTTTCCGTTCACCTGATTAGCTACAACGGCAGAATCTGTATATATTATTGGGTCAATAAAATCAGACATGGAACATATGAGAAGGCCAGTTATAACTGCTTCGTATTCAGCTTCATTATTTGTTCTTCTTCCCAGGCCACGAGCAAACTGCACAACTTTCTTCTTGTTTTTATATACAACGGCTGCACAGGCTGATTCACCATATTTTTTTTGACCCTGCCCCCTAGAGGCGCCATCGCAAAAGACTTCTATATTCATTAATCTAATTTAATTCCAAATGGAATTCCTAGTTCCTTAGCTCTATTTTTTATTTTCTGTTCTTGACTTTTTGTGGCTACAATATACGTTGTAACTAAAGAATATCTTTCACCCTTATACTCAACTTGAACCGGGAAATCTAAGTCTTTTCTTTTAGAGGAATAAAATTCTTTTGAATTAGATAAAACTGACTTGAAATGACCAACGTACATTTTTTTTCCTTTCTAAAAAGTTGAAAAATCTTCTTCAGAAAAATAACCTTTTTCTCCTCTAGCCATAGCTACCTGCATTGACTGCATCTTGTCCATCAATTTTCTAGCTGACTCAGAGGATATTCTTGCGGCTAGCTCCATAGATTCCGCCAGTTGAACTACCGCTTCAACCGCTGAAAGAGCTACATATTGATCATCTGCTGCCGCTGCAGCAGCAGCTTCTCTCTCTGCCTCATTTTTTCCAACTCTATTTGCCTTGTATATTCTTTTATATTGAGCTTCAAGAAGCTTGTATTGCGCCCTAGCTATGCCAGCAAATCTAGCTGCCCTACCATAAACATTTGAGGATCTTGCAACCAAAGACGCTATATCAGCAATGGTTAAGTCTACATAGTTTGTATCTGGTATTTCTACATAATATTTTTCAGTTTCTTCTTTTGAAGAAAAAGTTTTTATTAGCTCTTCAAGCTGTGGGTTTAAAAATACAGCTAGTTTTGATAGCAGATCTCTTGATGGCAGCTCATTCATCTTTCTCTAATTCCAGTCCAGATATTAATAAATAATCTTTCATTCCGTCTTCTCTAAGTATAGCCTCTAATTTGTCTTTTATCTTAGATAAGTGTTCCCTAACAGTATTGGGATGTTCTGTTATCTTCAATGCTATTTCAGATGATCTTTTTTTGTCAATGTACTTCCATTTTATGAGCTGCCTTTCTTGAACAGTAAGTCTATCAAATGGAGGATTAATATCAACCCCCAAAACCCAAAACTCATCAACATCTATGGAAAATAATATATCCATAGTAGCATACTCTTTAGTGTCAACAAATGCACCGTTTTTTGACAATTCTTGCTCTGAAGAATCGGGGGGTATGTCATCTTGCGTCACTAATGGAAATGATTTTCTTCCTAATTGATCTATTAAAAATGTGTCAACATTTTTTTTTAAAAGATAAAGAAAATAACTATACAAAAATGCGCTAAATGGTATTGGTCCTTTTTCAGAATCTCTTCTTTCATATCTATTTATGCATTGAAAAAATGTCAACCTGATTGTTTGCTGTACATCTTCTTCGGTGCAATATCTTTTTACCATGTAAAGTATTCCGCCTGATGCATTCATTAACATGTTTGTAGCCAGCTTGATTAAGTTTATTTTTTATTAGCGCAAAACGCACATATGGATCTTTAACGAATAAAGAGATAAACCTCCTGATATCATAATCAGAATAGCTATATTTACCCGTGTGCAGCATCGTAACGTACTTTGTCAGAAAGTTGCTGAATACTTTTAGCAGCTCTTCTTGTGCCTTAGAATTTTTCTTTTTTGCTTTCGCAATCAAATCTTGCATCTCGTGCTCTTCAAGAGCATAGTATTGCTCTTTGTAGGAGCCCATTTTATTTTCCTTCCCATATATTTATTCTATCCATAAAAAAAGATCTTATATCTTCATAGAATAAAACCTTCTTAATTTGCATTTTTTTTGCAAAGTTAAGAGCATCTGAGGAGTATTTACTAATAACAAATACCAATTTATCAAATTCTTCTGGATAATACTTTTTAAATCTTTTTATTTTTAATTTACTTTTATCATCTAGGTAACCTTTTATTTCCATCCATTCACTGGTTGAACTAAGAAAAAAATCTGGAGTATAGGACTTAGTGCCTCTTTTAATCGGAAAATGAAAAATCTTTGGTTCAAATTCAAATTTGATCTTATAAAGATTCATTATTCTGGCTGTGTTTGCTTCCCAGTTTGATCTCATATTTAGATTTAAATCTTCCCTAAATCCAGATTTTGTATGCCTGTAAGCATTTCCTTTTCCGCCGCTTGGGCGGTATACTGTTTGCGTACAAAGAAGCCAAAGTTTTGTCCATAATTTTTGGATGCTGTTTAAGTCTGGATCTTTCCAGAAAAAAATCTTCTGGAGTTGTTTTTTCTGTCATACTACTGATATCCTCTATGTGTCAACATAAATATATTATACTTTATATTTAATATAAATTCAAGCAATTAAACCATTAAGGAGAATAACATGTCAGTTACAAACAATATCATCAAGAGCGTAAAGGACACGATCAATTCTATGGCAGCTGAAGGTCTTACCGACCTTGGTTTGACCGTAGAAGAGGCTGTCAAGCTCGTTGAGGCTCATGATTTTGATATCGTTGCCTCAAGCGAACAGAATCCTGTAGTTCAATTTTAATTAGATAATAGATATTAGATAAGATCTAGCTAAAACTAGACGCCCAGGGGGTAAAACCCCTGGGTTTTATTTTTTATTACGTAGATGAGCTCATGACGATGCCTTAGACATTCTGCGTAATCTAGAAGCACCAGTAGCACAAGTGCCACTCTTGGCGTGGTCGCAAAACGAGCATACCCTTTCATTTTTGGTTGGAGTAAAATTAAAATCATTCATTATTTTTTTAATTTTATCAATGATAATTACTTTAATATTTTCTATATCTTCCTTAGAATATTCGTGTGATTTAATTCTTCCACTTCTTAAATAGTGAAACGATGCTTTTACTTTTTTTTCAGGAAAAGCCGCTAAAGCAGCCAGGGCATAGATGCCGAGCTGAAGATTGGTTGAAATGTCTTTTTGTGCAACTTCTCTTTTGCCAGTTTTGTAATCTACGATTTCAATATAATCATCATAGACATCAACTCTATCTATATAACCTATTATGGAATAATTTCCAATAATAAATTTAAATTCCATTTCTTTATCATATACGTCAAAAGTTCTTCCGCCATATGTGTCGTACAGATCAACTATAATTTGATCTCCTGCAGAAATTAAACTTTGGTCTATTTGATTATTGGGATCAAAAGATTTTTTGTACTCTTCAAACTTTTGTTTAAGACCGATCTAATTCAAGCGGAATCGTATCTGATACATTATCTTCAAGAACTGAATGTATTATATTCCCGAAGGACAGCAGGGGCGTTGAACTGCCTGGGCTCTTTTTTGATGTAAGTATAAAAGTACTTTGATGGACACATCTCATATGTGTCTATTCTAGAATAACTAAATTCACTAATCGTCAATTTTTCAAAATCATCTATTTGATCTAATGACCTGATCTGTATATCAGTCATTTATATCATTATTTTCTGAAATGAGATTTCCCTCTTCGTCATATTCATTTCCGTTTTCATCTATTGTGTGTCCTGTATAAATATTCTTATATTTGTTTTCATCAACAGGAACCCAACCTGTGTCACCTATTTCCATGTAATCATCTTCGTTATACGGCCAACTCATCATCATTCTCCATCCAATCATTTCCACCGTCTTTTAATGATACTACGGTATTGTTGATACCATCAATATTATAATAGTAGCTGAGCAAAGCGTAAAGATCAGCTAATTCGGCTGACGAAGCATAGAAGCCAGCAACCCCTGACTGTACAAAATAGCTGAGATGATCTCCAGACTTATACTCAATTAAACTGGTTGCATTTAAAACCATTCTACCAACTTCTTGTATCACTATATTACTCCTCGTATATTGTTATGGGATTAAAGTTTGGATCGTCCATTTTTTCACGCATATCTCTAACATAGGCGTCCCAGTCTCTTTCATCTTGACTTTTCTTTTCATACTTTACCTTGCCCTTAAATGGGTTAGACTTAAATTGGACACGAACAATCTTACCCTGTTGTGTTCGCCATCTCAAAGCACCGTTTTTACAATCACAATAATCATCTGGATGCGGATCTATATTTCCCTTAGGATCGTACCTACCACTGCAGTTCTGACACTTTGAGTATCTTCCCTTGTCTTGACATCTATTGCAAGACGAGCAAAATGTCCAGCACTCTTTAGTTGCCGGATTCTTATAAAAGTTTCCAGTAGTCATCTTTTGTATCCGCATACTATATTTTCTAATTGCTCTCTTACTGTAATTGATGTTTTCTTTTTAAATTTAAATGTTATCTTTTTGCTATTTTCTTTGTATGTTAGAAACACAAATGAACCACCATCGTTTGCATTTATTATATCATAAATTTTATCAATAACACTTGTATCTATGCTTTTATCTATATTCAAATAAATTGGTGTGCCACCAGCAAAGTTACTTAGATCGAGTTTTTCGCAAGAATTTAAAAGAATTTTAGTAACTGGGTTTTCTTCATCACCGTCTTTACCTACTGAACCTATAACTGTTACAACATCCCCGTTTTGAAAAAAGTCATCATCAAACTTTTTAGCTTCTCTTGGAAACACTATAATTTCAATGTCAGAAGAAATATCTTGAAGAACAAACTTATACATCTTTGCACCCTTTTTTGTTATTATTTTTTTAGCAGAAGAGACTATTCCACCTATCGCAACTCTTGAACCAGGCTGCATTTCCGATAGGGATATTATTTCATTACTAATATTCTTTGACAAAAGATCCCAGACACCATCAACTGGATTCTTAGAAACATATATTCCTAAGGACTCTTTTTCTTTTTCTAAAATTTCTAGTTCAGTTTGTCTACCAAAGTCATCGTCCAGGGCATCAGTTAGAAGCTCGTCTAATGCCCCAGATGAAAATAAGTGTTCCAATGTAGATTTTTTTAAAACAGAAGAAGATGTTCTTCTGATAAAATCATGAACAGAAGTATATGGTTTTAATTGATTTCTTGACTCAAGTATAGACTCTGATACTGCAGAACCTATACCATTAATTGCAGAGAATCCAAATATTATTGTCTTGTTATCTATCACGGCAAAGTCCTCAACAGATTTGTTTATTGATGGAGGAAGAACTTTTATTCCAAGCTTTCTGCAATCAGATAAGTATAGTGCAAGTTTATCTTTATTACCTACAACAGAACTGAGAAGTGCAGCCATATACTCTGATGCAAAATTCACTTTTAAATATGCAGTTATATATGAAATCATTGCGTAGCTGGCGGCATGGGCTCTATTGAATCCGTATCCACCAAAGTATTCAATATCTGAATATATTTTATTAGCTCTGTCTTCTGAGATATTTGAAATATCAACACAACCTTTTACAAATTTTGCCCTGAACAAGGCAATCTTATCCATTAGTTTTTTTCCTATAACTTTTCTTAAATCATCAGCTTCTGCTGATGAAAATCCTGCAAGCTCCCTAGCAACCCCTAGCACATCTTCTTGATACAACATGATGCCGAGTGATGGTCCTAGAACTTTTTCCATCTTTGGGTGATCATAATCTATAGATGATTTAGAATGCTTTCTTGATATATATAACTTATCCATGCCAGAACCCATTGGGCCAGGTCTATGCAGGGATATGAGTGCCATTATGTCCTCTATTGTTTTGGGCTGCAGCTGAACCATCAAATCCCTCATACTGTTTGACTCAAGCTGAAATATACCTATTGCATTGCCTTTGCAAAGTTCGTTATATGTTTTGTAATCATCTAACGGTATTTTATCAACATCTATAGATATATTTCTAGTTTTTTTAACTAGCTTGATACATGAGTCTATGACTCCTAAATTTCTCAATCCAAGAAAATCTATTTTGAGTAGACCGCACTGCTCAACTCTTCCCATATCCCACTGAGTAATTACTGGATTATCAATGCCTTTTTGCATAATTGGCAGATAGTCTGTCAATGGACCTCTTGATATTACTACTCCAGCTGCGTGCATTCCAGTTTGTCTTATTAAGCCCTCTAAACCAAATGCAGCATCAACTATAACTTTTGCATTGGTATCAGTGTTGTAAAGATTTTTGAATTCTGCCACCTCCATGCATTCGGATAGGGATTTTGATACGCCCAAAACTGGAGCAGGAACTAGCTTGGCTACCTTGTCTCCAACACTAAAATCGTATGCCAAAGCCCTTGCTGCATCCCTGATTGATTGTCTTGCTCCAGTCTTATTAAAAGTGCATATGTGTGCGACTCTGTCCTCACCATATTTTTGTTTGGCATATGCTATGACTTTATCCCTGTGCCTATCGTCAAAGTCAAGATCAATGTCTGGCATTGACTTTCTTCCTTCAACTAAAAATCTTTCAAATAGCAATCCGAATTTTAATGGATCAAGATTAGTTATACCGAGGGCATAGGACAATATACTTCCTGCAGCCGAACCTCTGCCCCAACCAACTCTAATTTCGTTATCTTTTGCCCACTTAACTAAATCAGAAACAACCAAAAAGTATTCTGGATAACCCATTTCTTTAACCACTTTTAATTCATGTTGTGCCCTAGATAAAACTTTTTCTGGAAGAGGATCTCCATACTTGTTCCTTAAACCCTCCCATGCGAGTTTCTCAAGGTAGATATTGGTTTCAATATTTTTTGGTATTGGAAATCTAGGAAAATATAATTCTCCAAAGTTTAAATCAACATTTACCATATCATTTATTTTCATTGTGTTTAAAAGCCAGTCTTCTGGAAATATATCCGACATTTCATCATAAGACTTTAGGTAAAAGTTGTCTCCAGAAAATGAGAATCTATTTTCCGTATTAATATTTGAGTTTGTTGAAACACACAACATAATATCGTGTGCTCTTGCGTCATTCTTGTGCACATAATGACAATCTCCCGTGGGAACTATGTCGGCTCCAATTTTCTTTGCTATGTCAACAAGCAGGTTATTTATTCTAAGTTGTTCTTTCAGACCATGATTTTGTATCTCTATAAAGTAATTACCTTTTCCAACTATGTCTTGCATTTTTGCAGCAGACTGCAGAGCGTAATAAAAATCATCTCGCAACAAAGCTTGAGCTACCTCGCCATTTAGGCAGCCAGATAAAACTATTAAGCCATCGGAGTAATTTGATATAAGTTCGTGATCTATTCTTGGCTTAACATAATAACCATCTAAAAATGATTTTGATGATATCTTTATAAGGTTGTGATAACCATCATTGTTTTTAGCCAAAATAGTTATATGATAGGGACCTCTCTGTTCCCACTCGTTTTTAGCTGGACCAGATCTTTCTTCTTCATCTCTGTCAAATCTCGTCTTTCTAGCTTGGTAAAATTCAGATCCAAGTATTGGATTTACTCCGACACGAATTAGCAGCTTCGTAAAAATCTAACCAAGAGTGAATATTGCCATGATCAGTAGTTGCAAGACCAGACATGCCCAAAAACTTTGCTTTGACAAAATACTCCTCAACCTTACCATGCCCATCAAGCATTGAGTAGGTGGTATGACTGTGGAGATTGGTCCAGTTTTTCAATTGATTCCTCTTTCTTTATCCGATGATTCAAGAGAAGAATCCCTATTTTCTCTATATGATATTATAACAACTCCACCACAGTATTTGCATGGTACAGGCTGCCCATTTTGAGCAAATGGATTTTTGTACATGTAACTCATTGGCTGATCTGACTTGCACTCAGAGCAAACTCCAATTACGTCATCTGGATCTTTTATGTTACTCATGATTCTGTTTTTATCTCCTTTTTATTTTTGTATGCGTATCTTATTGGAGACGGCAAAGATTTTTCATTTGTCTCTACAAATTTTTCTCCTATTTTCTGCCATTTATTCTTTTTTTCAAGATTGCAATCTCCACATCCAACACCCACCGCATTGGCTCTATCGCAAGTGTAGGGTCTTCCGCCTATACCAAGCTGTCTTCTTTTTATCCAGTCATTGATGTGAGCCGAAGATTTTTCAAAGTTATAATCTGAACAATGACTAAGTATATCATGAAGATACTTAATTGAGTCTTCGGTGTAGCTAAGTATAGAACAGAGAAATAGTCTTGCCTCATGCTCCAAAAACTTTTCTTGCTCTGCTTGATTTTTTAGTCTTTGTATTGCTTTGCATTTTTGCAAAAGAGTGTTTGGATCAAATACTTTTTCGCTCTGTTTTAAATCCTTGAAAGCTCTTGATCCGTATTTATTAAAATATTCAATCGGATTGTCTTTTTTCTTTTGATTTTCTTCTAGGTTATATGTATAGTTTCTGTACCATTCATTTGCTTTGTAATCAAAAAACTGATCATCAACTTGTAGCGATTGTGGTTTAGAAGAATATTCTTTTATAGAATTTTCACTAGCATATATAAAACCATCCGAATGATATGGATTCAAAAGAGTTTTAAATAATCCCGTATCTTGGTGAATTGAACCTGGTACACGCCACATTCTTCTTGCATCATAAACACTAAAATCCAAACTAGACAAAGAAAGCTTTTCTTTAATGTCAGTTGCGATATATCTAAACGTCTTTTGTAATGTATTGCTAGGATTTATACCTAGTGCTACTGGTTCACACTCTATATGAAATCCTTTTTTACCAGTAAAGTATACTAAAATTGATTTATGAGAGATAAACGACGCCAAGAACTCATAAAGGACTATACATTCTTTGTGTGCTACCGAAAATTCTTCATGATCTAGATCAAAATAAAGTGGACCGTAGTCTAGTAGCTTTTTCCAGATCTTCTGTGTCGTAGGCAAAAACCGACGTATATATACCTATGCTCTTATGTCTAATGGCATACTTTTGTATTTCATTGGATTTAACTAACAAGTTTTTTTCCCTTAAAACCCTATTTAGAGAGGGTACGTATCTGGCAACCTCGTATAAGTCCCAGCCTTTTAGATAATTGCTACTGCTGTCAATCTTCATGAAACGTGTATCTTGCCGACTTCTTTATCTTTGTTTAATATAATTTGTTTTTTACACTCATCTAACTCGTCTGAGTGAGTCCTATAGTATATAGACTCTTCAATAAAATATTCCATATTTTTAAGTAACGTAAATCTTTTTAAGAGATTATTTGACATGAAGTCTATTCTATCTCCATCTCTCGTCTTTTATACTTTCTCCATCAACAATCAAATGCAACTTGGAAGAAATGTTATCCGCTAAATGCACAATCATGTCCATATAAGTAACTGGAGTTGTTTCAGGAACTGGAGACCAAGGACCTAAATGACATCTTATTAATCTCAAAATTGTTTGAGTATCTTCTTCGCTTATAAATAGGGTAGAAGACTGTGATTCAGATGCGTATTTTTTATCCTGTTCTTGACACTTTTTAATGAAAGATCCTGCAGTGTATGGATGCATTGGATCATAATAATATTTTTCTGATGACTGTGGTTTTATTCCCTTTGTAATGTCATGAAGTAGTAAAGCAGCAGTTATTAAGTCTCTTTCATCAGAAGAAAGAGAATATGACTCTGCCAAAACTGACCCAACTCTCACAGCTCTTTTTGTGTGCAATATGTTTCCGCCCTTGTCTCTTTCATCTGGCGGATGATGTTTACCAGAAAAACTAGCTGGTATATCCCAAAATCCCTCTACTCTATACAAAATAGATCTCACAAAAGATTTGATTCCTTCGTTTTCAATGGTGTTAATTTCACTAATTAAAGGATTTAAAACCTTATCTTCTTCTTTAATCGTATGAGAAACGTTTTTTTCGTATAAAATGTCATCTAGTATTGTTTTATTTTTTTCTTTTTTTGCCATTAGTTTTCTCCTTTTTGTTCCAAGAAGTCCATTTGCTACACGGTTTATCAAATGGACAAACCTTGCAATAAGATGTTAGCCCTCTTCTTGAAGGAAAAATTGTTTCTTCAAGAAGTGATTCACACCAATATTTTACAGCTTCAATGTCTGCCTCTTCTACATAAAACTCATTAAAATCTGATTTCTGATTTAGAAGATCAAAGTAACCAAATTTTGCTTGATCAATTTTGTTTCCGAACTTATTAATAAAGCCTATATTCATAACCGCAAAATCAAGAACGTAAGTGTATTGATGCTTAAGTTTATAATTAAACATCCATTTTAAAATATGTATTTTACCATCTTTGTAATAAATCAAATCAAACTTATCTTTGATGCCAACACTGGAATTTATTGGGGCTATAAAGTCTTCGTCTATGCCCATAGGAATAATGTCCGTTTCGCCAAAATTATCTATCAACTCCAAAAGAACGTTTGCAGCCTTACTCGTCAGGCTGGCAGCATTTCCATGCAAAGTTTCATGCTGTTCATAGATGATGTCATAAGAAGAAGAATCTTTAGGAAACCAAAGCTTTTCCCATCTGTTTAACAAAGAAGAATATGATGGAGTAATTCCAGCTTGTTTTTTGTGAAAAAAATAATGAACCATTCCCCTTATGGTATTTTCAAATTTGGTTGTATTTAAAATTCTACTTCCTATAGTTTCTGGCAACTGCTGATTATATCTATAGTCATACAGTCTTCCGCAGGTTTGAAAATCTTTTAATTGCTGAGTTGTTATTTGTAACATGATTTTCCTATATGACAGACATACTAGATATTAGCTCTTTCACGTCGTTTGAATTAATTATTTTTGAGTAAGAATCTTCTATGATTGGCTCATACTCAACATATTTTTTGTGTTGGTCAACATATTTGACTAGTGGAGAGTTATAAATATATGTTGAACCAGTAATTCTGTTCTTTGGAATCTGTAGCTGCATAATATTTTCATCTTCAGAATCATCTCCACTAATAAGCTTTTTTTCTGTTATGAATATTGTCACTGCACACTTTTGTTGAATAGAGAGTGAACCACCGGTATCAGACTGCTGAACAACCTCTCTCTTTTCCTTCATTCTATTTGCATTTTCCTGAGCTGTTATGATCAATACAGCGTCCATGTCTCTGGCTAACTTCTCAAGCTTAACCATCATTTCTTCAAATTCACCCCATCTCGGCTTGCCCTTACCCGTGGATCTTGTAAACATTGATTGTATTGTATCAATTACGATTACATCTGGGATTAGATCTGCATGCCCCATTACACTTCTTAGCCATTTTTCAAGATCTTCAAAATATGGAGTATCTGGATCATGTCTGACCATAAATCTATCTCCCCATTCTTTCAATTTATTTTGAAACTTTTCAAGATTTTTTGCCTTTTCAGATTCAGACCAACTAGATGCTTCGGCATAAACATTTTTTTCTATTATTTGAGTCATCAATACTCGCTCCCAGTGCGAAACTGCTTCCTCAAAATTCACATATAAAACCCTATATCCGGTGTCGGCCCAATGATTCACTAGGCACTTGGCAAACGTGCTCTTGCCTTTTCCAGAAGCCGCTATTATTGCATGCACTGACCCCCTAAAAAATCCACCCTCATCAGTATATCCCATCGCCCTATTCAGAGATTTAAATTGTGTTGGAAGAAAACTTGGTATATCCAATAAAGACTCTGCCCTTTCCGATATATCTTTGGCAGTGACTACACTGTCTAGAACATTGAAGTTCAAATCATTTTCTAGATTTTTTATCTCTGCTGTAATTTCTGATATTCTAGCAATTTCTTTTAAAGTTTTTTCCCCTTTTTGAGTAAGAAGAAGTTGAAGCTCTTGCAAAATATCTAGCTGCTTTTTCTTATTACACCTGTGCTTAAGTATCTGGGTGATTGATTCCTCGGTTGAAACATCTATAGATTTAAGAATGTCTATTACCGTATCAACACCTATTGAGCCACCTAAGGCAGTGTGAATATCAGTCTCCGATTCTAGCCAAGCCTTGAAAGCAATTGGATCTACAAAATCTAACTTTGTTATTCTATAATAGGAAAGTAGAGCCTTATAAAATTCATTTAAACCCAACTGACCATTGACAGCGCCAACCGCTTCCTCTGGAAGATTAGCCTCAAAATAGGATATAGCACCTTTATTTCTTAGCGCAAGAGCAAATACCTGATACTCAAAAGGATAGTTAGATAATTCTTCATTTTCGGTTTCTGTCATTTTTTTTCTTCTCTTTTATTTTTCTATAAAGTTTCTTTTTTTTATCTGAATTTCTTTTTTTTGCCTGTTGATAAAAAGGGTTTTCAGTTATATTTTTTTTGTCTTTTACCTTGACAATATGGCTTGAAGATTTTAGCGCCGACAATATTCTATCATAAACTACTTCTTCCGTAAGTTTGTCATTGTATCTAAATACAACCAAAACAATTCCTTGCTCATTGCACAACTCAAGTTTTCTTTGATCTCTTTTTTGACCATTTAAAAAATCCTCTTTGAATTCATGAAATCTCTCTGTATATTTAAAATGTTGTATGCCATGATATTCAGCCGCAATCTTATAGCTAGGACAATATACGTCTAGTTTTAGCCTTTCTCCAATATGAAACTCATTTATTATAGTCTCTCCTGGTATAAGCTTTTTAAGCACGCTTGTCAAAACAGTTTGACCTTTTGACATTTTTCTTCTGTGTTCTTTAATCCAAGATAAACCAAGCTTATTAATATACTTATCAAGTTCTTCGTAAGAAAGACATAGCTCATTAGCCATTTTTGGCAGTGATAAACTGCTTTCAAATAACAAACTTTTTATTCTTGCGTTGAGAAAATCTATTGTTTTTTTATTTAATTCTGTCATTTTGATCTATGCAGTGATTTTGCTACAGTAAGAGTTCTACCTAAATCCAATATGGACATAGAACTATTCTCCCAAAGGTTTTGTGTCAACGCAGTGCTTAGCATCGGGCAGTCTAGTATGCATAGGTTTGTTTTGTCATTATTTTTTATAATTTCTTCTGTAATTGAATTTATTTTTGAATAAAAATCATTGTACGGAGCATTTAAATAAATAGAATCTTTAGAAAAATATTTTGATATTGATGCCCCGCCCTGAAAAGACACGATTACTGCGTTTGTGTTTTTTAAGTACCAAGATGTAAATGTCTTAAAAATATCATAGTTAGTATTTATATAATATTCCAAAAATCCTGGATCATAAAAAGTAGAAGTAGACAAATCAATCTGATGGTTTTCTTTTATCTTTTCAATGCTTGATTTTATCAAGTCTCTTTGAATTGCCTTAACAAAAGTTTGATCTTTGTTGTCTAAACTGGAAGTTACTAGTTTAATAAAGTTTTTTGGAGGTTTTTTATCTCCAGTAAGTTCTCCAGTCAAAGAAAATATAGCTGATCTTGTATAGGTAACAAAAGCAAAACGCTCACTTTTCTCAAGAAGATATGTAGCTTTTTTTATAGTTTCTATTGCGTTATAGGTTTTCATATTCCAAAATTTCCCCACTTAATTAATGTTGGATTTTTGTCCATAATTGATTCTATGTGTTTTATATTATGAAATTGACCCTTGTCTAAAGACATGTATCGATTGTATTTTAAAATCTTGTCTTCGTCAAGCATGTAGCCAAGGTGCTGCATGATTAACCCTGAATGAAGCCAATAATTTCTTCTTCTAAGGTCCTCTATAACATAAGTTGGTTCTGAGCCACAAGCCAATTTCCTATCATTAAATTTACCGTTTTCTTTGAATCTAAAGATTCTTGAACTATTGTTCGGAGCCCAAAGTTTGTCAACTCTGTATTGAGTAGATGACCACATATGATAGAAGCGTACATTGACGACATCAAATGGAGACTGATCTAGCACCGATGCTATATTGATATCATCAATGTCTGAAGATTTATACAACATCTCATCACAGTCAATAGCAATAATCCAATCGCCCTCATTTGCATGAAGGCAAAGGTTTTGCCAAGCTTTTGATCTGAGCTGTCCCTCGTGCACAGAAAACAAAGGCTTTTCATTTATGTATACGCTAGCATATTGACTAGCAATTTTGGCGGTATTGTCGTCTGAACAATCATCAGTAAAGACTATATGATCAACTTGATCTTTAAGTCGATTTAAAATCACATTCAAAAATCTATGTGATTCGTTTCTTCCAACCATTTGAGCAATAATCATACAATATATCCTACACCCGAGGCAGACCCTACGTCTGCCTCAGGCATTTGGGATTTAGGCGTTTAGCTGATTAATTCGCTTGTGTGCCTGGACGGATGAAATTCTCTCAATATCAGTTGATCTAAAGAGTACTTCACCGTTAACTGCTTTGCGGCCAGCAGCAACCTTTTCAGCGTCCTGCTTGTTTTTTGCCTTGACGAGGATCTTTTCCTCTACCACAAAGTAATTTAATTTATTGTCTGACATATTATTCCTTTTGTTGTTTGCTTATGTAACAATAAACATTATAGCCCATGTATCAGACGTTGGCAACTTTGCTTTTTCCATGCTAATCTCTTTCTATCCCAATATGGTCGCACGCATTTCGAAATATTGATTTACTCACCTTGAATTGTGCGTCAGCTTGACTATATCCCTCGCCAGGTTTTGGAGAAGAGGCGTGCCAACTGTGACCAATTGACACACTACCATCATACACTACATTATAACCTAAGTATCTTGCGAAATACGAACACCATGTTTCCTCATAATAATGAGGAGTCGGCAAAAAGGCGCCTATGGCGTCGGGGTATAATTCTCTATATTTTGGGTGGTCTGTCAGCTTATTCCATACGGATCTTCTAATGAAATAGGCTGAGCCAGATACAGTAACGCAATCAATTCTATCTCTATAAAGAGAATCTGATGGATCTGGTTGCATCCAGCCCCTGTGTCTAGGTTGCGTATTTGTCCCTATAATCCCCGCATGCCTTATCAAACCATACTCATCTCTTTGTTTTGGTCCAAGAATATGAACATTTTCTTCTTGATTAAATATTTTACATATTTTTGTTATATCTTTGTTTGTAAACCAAACATCAGCGTTAAGTAACCCTATAACACTATTGGAACCAAAAGCCGCCAACTTGTTACATGCTGCTGAATATCCAATGTTATTATTTAAAGATATTCTATCTATTAGATAGTTATCTTCTTTAGACCTAAAAAAATCTACTGTGTCATCAGTTGAGCCATTATCTGCTATATATAAATTCCAAAATTTTTCTGAATAATTTTCAGGGAACAACTGATCATGAAGTGTATTCAAAAGTCTTTCTAGAAGCGGTTTAGTATTGTAATTTACAACACAAAGATCTATCACAGTTTTGCTTTTGCCTTTGCAATATCAAAAGCATCTGACGGATTGAATCCCATTTCTAAATACTCACAGTATTCACTGATTGCGTAACTTAGATCTTCATCAAAAAACTCAATAAGCCTATTGGCATACTGTTGATTTGTAGCTCCCTGTTTATTTTTTTCTTTTATTGAATTATAAGATTTGCTGTTTATCTTTCCCAAAGCAAATCCAATTGAAAATAATAAAGATAGATAGCCTACGACCTTACCAGTCTTCACTATAATCCTCGCTTGGTGAGAAGTAAACATTTTTTAAAGCTGTGTTTATTGCGGAAATTATCCTACTACATGTATTTTTATCCTGCTCAACTAACTGTCCACGCATCAAAGATGCGTAGGTTTTTTGTATGTGCACAAAAATATCTAGATCTTCTATTAAGAATGACTGATTATTTTCCAGTTTAATAGTTATCTTTTTCTTTTGATTTGTTTTCTTACTCATTTGCTTTCTTTTCTTTTAATTCAGCATTAATAACTTCATCATGCGGAACTTGATAAACGGCTAAATCACCCGTGTCTGGTTCATGTGTTATGAAGTATATTCTCTTGTCTTCTAGTTTGCAACCATCTGGTGGAGGAGATTCAAGTGCTATTTTTTTTGATGCTGAACCGTAAACTTGACTAGACTTTTTGTGTACGACTATATAGTTTAGCTTACCTGCTGCCATTTATTTACCTGTTAAAGCCTTTATTGAAATAGGGAATAAGGGTTGCACCAACTCATAAACTGCTTCTGCATATCTTTGTATCTCAACCTGAGAATCTTCTGAGAGTCTTTGATTTAAAAACAAAGCTACGGACTGTAGACTACAAGACCATCTATAAGGCTGATACATGCCATATGCTGCAAGAAACAGTCTAGCCTGCTCTGGAGCCACCCCCTCCTCCATAGCCCACTTATAGAGAGCCTCTCCGTCTTCTACGTGCTGTTTAAGCTTGGTTGTAAGCACGGAGCCAACCCAAGGTCCTATAGGACCTCCAGAGCCCTGTTTTGTGTTTTCTGGGGCTTGTCTCCACTCATCGTTTTTGGGTATATAAAACTCTGGGTCTATTGTTATGTATCTTCTGGACGATTCATTCCATGAGTCCATGGTATGGTCAGAGCCAACTACATATTTCCAGTGCTGTCTTGCCACCATCAAAGGTGCTTTAATTTCAAATGTAACAAAGGCGTGACGAAAGGGAGACATATGATTTTCTCTAGCTAAGAATTCTAATAGTCTTGCGTCTTGTATTGAAAACTCTTTAGATTCCTTCGCAAAAGAAGCTCGTGCAGCGTTGACTACGGACAAATCACTGCCCATATAGTCAACCAGTCTTACGTAACCATTGTCCAATACCTTGATCGTAGATTGATTTTCCATGACTACAGTATATCACCAGCTCAAACGAGTGACAAATTAAGTTACTGATTATTCTTTACAAATTTTATTTCACAAGAATCTGTAGTGCAATATTTTTCACCCATTGCATCTGCAGCCATACCAGCATATACACCAGTAAGATCAATCGGAAACAACTTTTCAGTTTGATCCATATATTCTTGTTCTGTAATTTGTGTATACGGCATTTGAGGATAGGTGTCATTTCCACTTGGAAGGAAAGAAACTGTTTTTAACTGACCGTCGTGCATGTGGAGAACCGTTCCTATGTATTGAGATTCGGTATCTTTGTTAAAAGACACTGTTACAGATACTGAATTATCGGACCAATATCTTTGCGCAGTTGTTGCCAAACCCATTTTTTCAAAAATTGTAACATCTTTTTCTGATCTAATAGCCTGTGACTTAATCGGAAAATATACCACCGACGTGGTATCTGGAGACTCCGAAGCTGGTTCAACTTTATAGTTTGCCATTTTAAAAAGAGGTAACATTGGATCTTCGTTTGAAAAACGAATTGTTCTGTTAAAGAATTTTCCACCTGGTGTCCAGTGAACTCCAGGAGATTCTCCTGCAAGGATTGATACAGTTCCAGATGGTTTTACGGTGGTCGTCTTTATGGATTCTCTTATGCCTAACCATTCTGAATATACATTATCGTATCTTTGAACTGTTTTATATCCCTGATTCATCCACTCTTTAAGGACTGGCATGCCAAGTCTGTCTGCAAAATCTGCAACACCAGACATGGACGTACCAATTCTTCTGTTTCTTTGCATTATTGCGTTTGTCTCTTCCCAGTGTGTTGGCAAAAGAGTTACTGTTTTTGCGTATAAGTACGCAAACTTTAGGGTTCTCTTATAATCTTCTAAACTTTCATGTCTTCCTAAGTATGTTTCTACCAGGGTGCAACACTCGTAGGACTCAAGCGATTGTTCTGCGCAGGGGTTATAGCCAGCGACTCTATGGTCTTTATTGTTTGGCGGATCTATGAGTCTTCCATATTTTCTTGAAACATCAATCCATATTACGCCAGGTTCTCCATTTAGTGAAATGCCTTCAATAATTGGGCCAAGGTCTGCACCAACTTCTGTTTCTATTGAATTGTTTGACATCCACCCCCAACCTGGTGCTGAAGGATCATACGAGTTTCTTTCTGGAAACTTGTCTTTGTTCTTAAGATTTAAGAAATCTTGATCATCAAGTCTTCCAATCAACAATTCTGCTGAGCGACGAACGTTCCCAGAGACAACACAGACACCTATGAGGTTTCCTATATCCGCAATATCTACACGAGTAAGTTTTTGTCCTTTTTTTCCGTCAAATATTTTTTTTATACGCTTGTGCATTTTTTCTAGTGGTTCATGCCCAGCTGCTACTCCTCCGAAAGTTTTAATTGGTGTTCCAGAAGGTCTTATTTGTGAGTAATCAAAAGAATAAGAAGATTGATTTTCTTTAAGATAGGAGTTAATAAGCAATGAAAGAGACTCAACCCAACCCTCTCTTGTGTCTGGAATTATATAATTAACTGATTCTTTTGGCTCATAAATAACAAAGTCTTTATCTGCACCCTTGTCATCAAAGCCAACACCCACGCCAAGCATTGATGCTTCCATTAGAAATGCAAACGGTCTTGCTGGATTAATTTTTGTCATTTCTGCCGTTGAAACAAACGCACAATTTTGTAGGGCTGCGGAGTTTTTCTGCACGTTTACTATATTTGTTCCCATTGCCCATAGTCCTCGACCAGGAGGGGTCCACTTTAAATTAAAAAGTCTATCAAATGCTTCTTTTGCGGAAGATTGCGCCTTAACATCATTCCAAGGAAGTCTATTTTTCTTACAGTGATCTTTTTGTAATGAGTACATTCCATTGATGACACGCTCACAAACGTCTGACCATGTTTCTTTGGTGCCGTTATCTTTTAATCTTGAATAAGTTCTTAGAAAAGTAATTTCTCCAACAGAATTACCAGCAGCGTCTCTATAGCCAAACGGCGGAACTTTATCTTTGTACGTATTTATAAACTCTTCGCTTATTTTAAATGAAAACATATCTGACATAACCATATCCTAATTACTTACCTTTCTAATGTAGTTGGAGTTCGTCTTTTGTATTTCTGATTTTTTGATTTTTATTATTTGATTCATAGAGTATATCTTATGTATTTCTTTTTCAATGAAATATCCGCTCTTCCAATTAAGAACTTTGTCAACGTTTGAGGAGTAATTAGTAAAGACATTGCATATCACTGCACCACCATAGATTTTTACAAGATTTTTCATTTTTGTCACAGACTTTTCTTTTTGTTCTTGTGATGTGAATTTTTCACCATCAAGTCTTTCATAAAGCCAATTATATGCCTGTCTTGTTAATGGTGGTATATCTATGTGATCAAAAATGCCCAATTGTATAATTAAATTTCTATTTTTTTCAATCTCTATGTCCGATTTGACAACGTCCTTAAACATAGAAAACCAGTCTCTCTCATTAAATTGAGGCCATCCAGCCACCCAAAATATCAGTACATGATTCTCCTCTGGAATTGTTGTTTTATTAATCACTGGCGAAAGACAGGCACACGCAATGCATTTTTTTACTATTTCTTTTGCTTTTTCTTCTCCATGTCTTTTAGATTGAACAGCCCATAATTGAGATATCTTTTCTGGCCAAGTTGATTCGCCCAAATAAATTGTAAGGTACTTATCAGCAACCTCTATTGAAAGAACATTGCTTTTAATCAACTGATCAAGCGAATGTATAGACATATCTAATCCTCTTTACCTCCGTCAAAACATATAAACTTGACCCAATAAATCGAAATTCCCGCACGTTTTTCGTGCGGGAACTCGAAAACGTCTGCTTATTATAGCAGATATATTTTGGTATTGACTATAGAGCTTTAGCTGAAGCTACTCCAGCCCATTCTTTGACCTTATTTCTTCCATAATCAGAAGCGGTGTTTGCTTGACCGTATCCAGAAGGGAATACATTTGTTGATGTAACTCCATCAAATATATAGTTGTTGTACAAGCTATAGTCGGTGACCCTCTTGACGTGACCATATCCAGAAGCGAACACATTAGCAGCGGCTACACCATCAAAAATGTAATTGCTATAGAGTGCGTATGCCCTTGTCTTGTCTGAGGCGTGTCCATAGGCTCCAGAGAGAGCTCCAGATATTCCCTTAA